GGCCATGTGTCGGTGGGGTCAAGGTCGGCCCAATGGGCGGCGTTGTAGCCGTAGCCTCGTCGGCTGTAGCTCTCCCACAGCACGGCGCCGTCTGGCAGGTCGCAGAGTGTGCCGCCCGTTTCGGTGCCGAGCGCTGTGAGGAGGTCGAGCGCCGAGTAACCACCGTCTAGGGGATCTAGTGCGACCTGTGTCATGAGGGGGTCCGAATTGTTGGCGAACGTCACGGCGGCATCGGTGAGGATGTCTTCTACTCGGTCGTTGAGTAGTTGTTCGGCGTAGCCGGCTGAGCCCACAAACTTCAGCCCGAGCAGGGAGAGGTTGCCGATCATGGTGCAGTCGAGTCGTGCTACGTAGGCGCTGGCGCCTGGGCCGAGCGTGGGCCCGTTTGGGTTGTAGTCGTGGGTGAGGATGGTGTCGGTGACTCGGCCCGTGAAGCGTGTGACGCCGTATGACTCGACCTCGACGAGGTCGGAGATCTCTACGGGGATGGACAGGAAGCCGAGGAGAGTCATGCTGGCGTCTGAGGGCTGAGGCGCCGCTGTAATGTCGTTACGACCGTGCGACACCGTGATGCGGTACTCGACGCCGTCAAGGTTGAGGGCGACGCCGTTGACGTACAAGGTCGGGCTCATCCGAGCACCGGAGTCGGTACAGGGATACCCATTGAGTAGCCAGCTCGAGCGTTGCTGTTGCCAATGAGGCGCTGTAGTGCCTGGGCGATCTGCTGCTCGGACACTACGACCTGCTGCGCCGCTATCTCTGATGCACGCTCGGCGGCTGCTGCAGTCTTGGCGGCCTGAGCCGACCGGACAGCCTCGGCGACGGCCTCCGCTATTTCGGCTTTAATGTTCTTGCCGATGCCCTTGCCGATCGTTTTGCCGATTGTCTTGAGGCGGTCCTGTTCTTTCAGCAGCTGCTCTATCGTGCCGTCGACAAACTGCTCAGCCGAGTCCACACCAGCGACGAGGAACTCTGGGACCATCGCTTGGGACACGGTCGTAGCAGTGTCGATGACGTCGACGAGGCGGTCAGAGAACGTCTGCACAAGGCCCTTGTCGATCATTTCCTGTGCCAAGGCGCCACCCGCTGCAGGCCCTAGGGACGCTAGCTGATCAATGAGGCGTTGGTCTGCGCCGCTGGCCTTAATCGAGCTGAGGACGTTACCAAACCATTTGGCTTCTTCAATCTGACGGTCGAAGGCGTCAAGCGTCGTAATGCCGAGGTCGGCGCCGGTCTGCTGTGCAGCGCCCAGGTCGATACCGCCGAGCAGTTGTGACGCTAGCGTGGTCGAGTATTCGCGGGCGGCATCGGTGGCCCGCTCGAGGTCCATCACTTGACTGTCTAGCGTGCCTTGCAGTTTCTCGACCACGCCGCGCTGCAAGTCGAAGGCCGTAGTGAGGAGGTCGGTGGCCTTCGATGCGCCACCTGACGCGGTCGATGTCTTGTCAAGGCTGGCGAAATACGAGTTAAGGTTGCCGCCCGTCGACTTGACGACCTTGCCGAGGGATTCGGCCAGACCCGTGTAGCGGCTCGTTGCTGCACTGTTCGCGTCAATGTCTGGCGTGCCCTTACCGAGCGCCATCGCTGTGCGGCTTACGCCGCCGTAGGCGTCCTCGGATGCGCCAGCCAGAGCGTCATAGGCGCCCGTCAGCTCAAGCAGCAGGTTAACGGCGGGCCCGATCACGGGGATGGACTGCACGAGCGTGCTGTTAAAGAACTGGTTGGACTCTGCAGCGCCTCGGATGAGTGTGCCGAGGTCGTCCCAGTTCGGGTCATCAAAGAATCGTTTGCCGGCCTTGGATGCCTTGTCCGATGCGATGATGAGGCCCGACAGCTCGACGACCATGTCACCGACGGCGGCGCCTACGTCCTCAAGGGCGGGCTGTAGGTCCTGCATCGCGGTCATCAGGTCGCCGGTCTTGCCCTCAGTCTTGCCGAGGGCACCGAGGAAACCAGCGCCGAAACTTTCCTGTAGCTCACCGAAGCCGACGGCTAGGCGATCCAGTTGGCCCTGGTATGTCTGACTGGCGGTCTGTGCCTGGCCGCCGAAGGTTCGGGCTAGGTCCTTGGTGATCGTGTCCATGTTGCCGGTCGCCAACACGGCCTTGTCGATACCAGCGCCTAGCCTGCTGAGTCCTGCTGTGTTGCCGTCGTACGCCTTACCGAGTGCCTGCACGACTGTGTCGAGTGATTTGCCGCTACCGGCGCTAATGTCCATTGCCAGCTTCAGCGTGCTCGTGGCCTGCTCGGTATCGCCAATTGAGCGCACTAGCCGGTCGAACGCGGGCCGCAAAGCTTCGTCAGCCACGCCTGTCTCACGCTGTAGCGCGTCGATCATGGCCTCGACCTCGGTCGTGTCATGCGCTAGTCCGAGGTTGTCGAGCGTGGTAGCTAGTTTTTGTGCCGCAGCATCGTCCTCAACGAACGCCTTAACGCCGTCGATGCCAAACTTTACGGCGGCGTAGCCTGCTGCAGCACCAGCGCCGATGAGTGCCGGGCCTAGTGCTGCGGACAACGTATTGGTCAGCCGCCTGGTGGCGTTGCCGAATCGTCCTAGGTCCTGCTCAGCTTCTCTCAGTTTGGGACCGAAGCCCTTCAGGTCCATCGCAAGCGCGAGGTACAGGGTCCGGCTCATAGCGTGTTCCTATTCCATTTGGTCGCAATAATCTCGGCGGCTTGCTCCCATTCGTGGAACGCTTGCCTGGCATACGGTGTCCTGTTGTCCATCCAGCCCGTACCGTCACCGAAGGGTGGCCACTTGGTGGCCGTACCGAGGAAGGCCGGATAGCGCACCATGTTCGTGCTAGCGCCACCGGAATATGACTTGCGGTCCTTGCCGATGAGGAGGGCGGGCAGGCGATCCGATCGGACGCGAATAGACGCCGCCAGCTTGGGTCCCCATGCGTTAGCTGTGAGTGCTGCAGCTTTCCAGCTCGGAAGCATGTGGCGCGTGGCAATGTCGACCGAGGCGCGGCGCAGCTCGGCGCTGGCTTCCTTGGGGAGTTTTTTAAGGTCCTTGAGTACGGCGCCGAGCCCCTCGATGCGTAGGTCTGCTTGTTTAGCCACCTCGCAGCTCCTCGATGATGGTTGCCAATGTTCTCGGGTCGTAGTTGACGACCTCGGCTATTGGCCTGTTGGTCCTCATGGCTACTTGGATGATTAGCCGGCGGGGGTCGCCGTCTTGGTAGGGCCCGGTTGCTCCCGCCTGTCGATGATGACCTTATGTTCCCGAGCCCATTTCTTGACAGGCTTCAGGTCGGAAGGCTCGGGCTCAACGAGAGTGCAGTACGCGGACAGGAGATCTAGGCCCGCAGGGTAGGCCGTGACCTTGGCCTTGTCGCAGAAGTCCCGGTAGTCGACCACATGGATGGTGAGGACTGTGACCTCGACGGGCTCGGTTGCGCCGTCAAGGTACACGTCAAGTACGTCCCACATGACTACGCGAACACCAGTTCACCGGTGAGCTGTGCGGTACACATTGCCACGCCCGTGGCGTCAAAGGTCGTTTCCGCTGACTCCACATACATGGCGGCGCCGGTCCATTCACCAGTTCCACCCTCGATGACGACGGCAATGCTGGCGCCTGAGTCAACGACGGTCTGCAGCTCTTCAAAGATGCCACCCATATCGTCGTATAGGAATGACAGGTTGACGGCGCTAATAAGGTCGGTCTGGCTGAATGCGTTGCCGTCAAGTGTGCGCGTGCGCGTGATGCTCGACGTGCTGGTGACCGTGCCGCTCGTCACCTGGGCGCTGTAATCGACGGCGGCCACGGTCACAGTGAACGTGGCACCGGCAATGCTGGTTGATCCTGGCATTGTTACTCCTTCATCGATGCGGTTAAGGATATTTCGACTGTGATGATTGAACCTTGGCTACCGACGTCCATGAGCACGGGCGGGCCGATGCTTGATACAGCGACGTAGGTGGGGAGTGCCGGGAGGATAGCGTCGATGGCGTCCTCAGCGTCGAGCTGCGCTGCGCTGTTCTTTCGCGGGTTCACTACGACCATAAGGCGCCATTGTGTGCGGTACGAGAGGCGCCCGAGCCGCTCAGGGATGACCCAAGGACTGTCAGCCATAATCACGATGCTTGGCGGGATCGGTACGGGCGGCGTGGTCGTATAGACCTTGTAGCCGAGTCCGGTTACCGCCGTTGTGATCGCTAGGCGGGCCTCCGTAGTTAGTGCGGTCATCCCACCAGCGCCCCTACGTTGAGGTAGGGCGCGATGAGCGCCGAACGACTTTTAAGCAGGATGCTGTTGAGCCGATATGGGCTGGCTTGCATATCGAGGCCGACTGACTCCCCACCGGCTGCGAAGCGGGCCTGAAAAATGTCGATACCGATGCCTAGCGTCGCTTCCTTGAGCGCTGCGGGCTCGGCTGCGAGCGCCGCCGCCGTAATGACCGAGCTCACTACGGCGACGGCTGCCGCTGCCACCTGGTCGAACGGGTCTGCCGCATAGGTGAGGTCCAATGCAGTGGCCAGTTGCGTACCAGTGAGCAGCGCCATGTTTACGGCTCGACGAGTCGAACGATGCCAGCGGGCAGGTAGGCCGCTGTAACGCC